TCATATTCAACAATTTCATTTGAAATTTTTGCATATCCACCAGAAGTTGAGATACCTTCATAAGTAGCAAATGGTGTTGTATCTGCAACAGAAACAACAGTTGCATTTTTACCTAAATTAGCAGTTATTTTTACTTTCTCTCTATCTGGTTCTACATCAACAATTTCTACATCATTATTTGCACCATGATGTGCATGATTGTATTGAAGAATCTTCATTACATTGCCATCATATTTTTCATCAATGATTGATGATGCTTCAACAACAAAGTTTGCAGAACCAGAAGTCTTGGTAGTTAAATCATAATCTGTAGTGAAACGTTGGAGACGTACACCCACTGGGAAATGCTCACCTTGTACATTGTTAAGATACAGAGTACTGGTAACACCAATATTGTTGACTGCAAAAATTGCACCACTACCTTTTTGAACATGTGCTGTTGTGATTCCTAACAAATCGCCAACTGCATATCCTTCACCACGAGTGAGAACATCAATTTCAGTAACTTCACCACTTGCATTTGTAGTTACTTTAGCAGTTGCTCCACTGCCTTTACCAGTAAGAGTATAAAGACTTACTAAGTCTGGATCTGCACTAGCACTGTATCCAATACCAGGATTTGCAATTTCTCCAGAATTTGTACCCGTTTCAAGACCACCACCAACTTTTTCAATAAATCCATATAGATCATTATCATTAAGAACACCAACCATTGTTCCTGGAGTGAAGTTTGTGGTATCCGCTGCAGTAGAACCTGAGCATCTTACCTTCAGTTTTCTTGGAAGAAGTTCAATTGGATTCTTAGGAAGATCTGAGGAATTTGAACCCTTAGGTCCAATACCACTGTTATAAGCAATTAATGTACCTTTTTCCACAAACTCTGCTTTTCTGAGTTTGAAAGTCAAATCTTGGTATTGATTTGGAGTCCAAATTGTACCATTTTGAGACTTAAACAGAGAACCGCCAATATATTGCTTAGAGACAACAACATTTTCAGAGTTAGGAAGAACTGCTGATTGAACAGTCTTTTGACCCATGGTTGCTGTCCACATCTCATACTTATCAGAAGAAGGTGCAAGAATAACAATTGCATATTCTTTATCTGGTTCAAGGTATACTGGTGATGGGAATCTAACAGTTGTTGCTTTAGAAGCATCATCAGATGTTTTAATATCGTTAGGATTTAAAGCAATCTGTGTAAAATCTTGAACAAGAAGATTTGTAGGTGTTCCTAATTCTACTGTTCTAAGTTCAACAAAAAGTTTCTTCTTAGGATCTTTTTTCGCAAAGAACAAATCAAATGAGGTAAGGAATACTCCAGTACCATCAACAAGGAAAGTCTGTGCAAGAGGATCTCTATGTGGTGCCTTAACAGTAACTTCAACTTTAGGTTTCTTTGCCTTTGGTTTGGGTGGATTTCTAACCTGGACAATAAAGTTTTCTACTGTATCAATAGTACCAGTACCACTATAAGTACCAATAGCTTCAGATGCTTGTGTAGTAGAACCAGGAATTGGAGTTACACCAGGAGGAACAGCAGTAACTTTTACTGTCTTAGTTCCAGACTTAACTTTTACTGGTGGTTGTGGTTTTGTATTTGGATCGCGGAAGTGGAAACATGCTATAATGTCTCCCCAATTATCAGTGATTAATTCAAAGTTTTTAACCTTAGCAACAGCTCCACTTGTTTTACCTACAATTTTACATCCTTTTGTAATGTATCCATAAAACTCTTCGGAACTTGCTAACTTTTTAAGATCAAAATTAAGAAGTCTAGAAGTTGCAGAGTAATTTGCTGGTGGTGCAGAACCTTTTTTGTCATATGGATTGACACTATATGCCTCATAAGAAGGTGGGAACATAATACCCATCTTAGTAACTTTATCACCAAATTTATTATTTGGTTCTTTAAGTTTCATGTGACCAATTTTCTTTCCACCTTTAAAAATATCAACTTTCTCATATTTCTGGAAAGTTCCAGACTGCATATCAATTTCAACCAACTTTGGAATAATATCAACTTGTTGACTATCTAAGAAGTGATAATGCTTTGTATCTGGTTTCAAACCATTTGCAAGGAAGTATACCTCCCTAGAACGCATAAATGGATCTACTGTACTAGTAATTTTAACATTCTCAACATAATCAAATTCTTTGGATGGTCCTTTAAGTTTTGGTGTATATGTAGTGGTCTTTGTAGTAGTTGTAGTAACAAATTTTTTCGTTTTCTTCTCGTTTCTACCTCTACCCTTTTTGTAGGTTACATATTCAACTTTTTTATCAACATCCGTATGAACACTTGCTTCTTGTACCCACTTAGCACCAGTAGATTCTGTTCTCTTATGATTAATGTAAATTGTACGAGTCCAGTTATCGGATGGTGGAGTTAATTGAACACCACCAACATAAACAATAACATTAAATGGGTTTACATTTTCAACATTAGTTGCTTGTGGTTGATCTAAGAAATCAACCTCTTTATATGCAAGTGTAAGTAAATCTCCAGTTTTCTGAATGTTCTTATCAGATAACGGAAGATTTTGATCTAGGTCATCATTCTCAACATCAACTGAAGAATCCCATGCAAGCTCTGCATTCATAGACCAGAACTCAACGGGTGAAATACCCATATTTTGCTCTGAGTTGATATCCATTCTAGTGTATCTTGGATCTGAAAGAGATTTATCTTTGAAGTCAGAAACAATAAATCCTGACTTAAATCTGTTCAATCCATTTGCGTCTGTAACTTCTACAGTAGCAGTGTTAAGTTCAAGAAGACTTAAAGAAGTAACTTCCTCAAGATTTTCAATTCTTTCTTCAAGTTTTCCAATATCTCTCATCGTGAATCTTCTGTTGTCTCTCAACAGAATTCCTGGATCTTTAGTAGGATTAAAGAGATATGCTGGATATGCAATAAGAGCAACTTCCATTGCATTATCTGCAAGATCTGGTATTTGAGGATCTTCTGCTGGTTCTCCTTGAATGACTTCTACTTGACCGTAACTATTAATTGTTACCAAATCAACTCTAGGAAGATAGTAACTAAGACCAACTCTAGTAGTTTCTTCTGGGGTGACAACAAATCTATAGTTTGTTGAAAATTCTCTTGCATCGTAAGTAAATGGAGACATTGTTGCTGTTGATGCATCAAAATCTCTTACTCTTGGTCTAAAGTCCAGAAGATCGGATACCCTAGTACCATTTACTACCGTTGGGATATCACTCTTATATCTGTCGGCAGTGTAAGAATTAACTGTGAAGATATCTCCAGTATTTGTTGAACCAGCACTTACTCTATATTGATTGTAGATAATTTGCAACTGCTTTGTTGGAATTGCAAATCCATCTCTTCTTCTAATACGTGAATAATCTACAATTTGATTTGTATGTGCTTTATCAAGAACATAATTATCAGTTCTATCAACATAACTACCAGATGTAGTTTCTTGAATAACTAAATTCAATGATGAACTCTTGAATGCAACTTCCTCACCAACTGCAAAATCATTGTCATTAAGAGGGACATATGTGGCAGTAGTTGCAGTTGTTTCTACAATCTGACCAAATGCTCTACTTGTTTGACCAACAATCTTTTCACCAATAATTGCATTTTGATCTAAAGCAAGACCAGTTGCAAAGGTCAAACTATCTAAAGTAGGTGCAGCATCATTAGTTGATTCATATACTGCAACAACATCAACAACATCTGCAGTGTTCAGTGAAATCTCTTCATCTTCAATCCTCAATCCATAGAACTTACTTGTAGTCAGACCTGCAGTCGCTGGTGACTTTCCATTGGTTCTTGTAACACTAACAATATTACTCTTCACATAATTATTTGTTTTATGAGTAACATCAGTCTTTCTTAAAGTTCCAATGACAACAACATTACTTTGGCTAGCAGTCAGACCTCTAAATGTAACTTGAGTTGCACCATATGTAAACTGGTCAGAAGTTAAATCCTCAGTAGTTCCATTAGAATAGTGAATAGAATATCTTTCAGCATCAAATGCTTCAAAGAATACACTATTAATGCCGACAGCACTTCCTAAGAAGTCTGTGACAGTAAGCGTCATTTCACCATTACCGTCAGTAGACTGTCCAGTAATTTGTCTTGTAATTAATAGCTCTGCATCGGATAAATCAACAGAAGCTACAGTAAATCTTGGAAGTTCTGAATAAAGACCAGATTGCTGTGATGCATGAATCTTTGGAACCATCAATGAGAAGTTTGATTCACTATTAGTTACATTATTATCACAAACTCCGGTAACAGAACTATCTGGACCTGTCAAAGTTAATTGATTTCCAGTAGCATTAATTGCAGAAATAACATTAAAGTTTGGATCTGTTCCTGCAGTGGATTGATATTTTAAAATTGCACCTGTTTTAATTCCAGTTACACCTGCAAAGAATCTTCCAGGAACTTGTCCCGTATTACCACCTGTTACAATTAACTTATCATTCTTACTAAAGTCAGGTAAACCTTTTTCATACAGAATTGTATCTGCAATAAAGTCTCTTTGGATATTTGAATCAAGACTTGTTGAATCTTGATAAACAGATTTAATGTCTTCTACAGTAAATTCTTCAACTGCAGTTATACCAAAAGTATATTCTTCAATTTCGTTAACAATGATCTGCTCACCCTTCTGGAAAACACCAGAAGTTTGTGTTAGACTCATACATAAAGGACTTCTCTTACTATCAATGTATCCTCTAGCACCACTAGACAGACCTCTTACATAAGAACCAAGAGGAATGACATCATTATCATTTATATTGCTTGATACGTAGATATCTGTATATGTCTGAATATCAAAAAGATATAAATCCCAACTGGTTGTAGCATCTTGATATGCTCCATCACTTACACCATACCAATAAACTCTAGCTTCACCAATTTTCCTACCAGTTCCTGCATTATTCGTGCCACTATTTCTTCTCTCATCAAACAATTCAATTACATTATCAAATGTATTTTGTCCTGCTTGTGTTCCAATAGAAATATAAGGAACACCGGTGACGTTATTAACTTTGATAAGACTTCCCATTGAGAAGGGAACTCTAGTCTCTGCAATAGATTTGGTAGTTCTTGGTTTTGGAACATCAATAATAGTTGATCCAACCAAATCTACATCATATCCTTTAACATATGCGGTTCCTGCAGAGACTTTGATGCACATCAAATCTTCACTAGGACTATTTCCTTCATCAGTGAGTTGATTTTCTGCAAATAAACCAGCACCACCGGTCTCATTATTTAAAGAATCTAAAACATCTACAGTAAAACTATCAATAGCATAGTTTCCAGATTCATCAAAAGTTCGTTTTGCAAAATAGTCTGCAATGTAATTATATTCAGTCTTCGCTTCTAACTTTTTAATTTGACCATTATCAATTTTTACAAGCTCAATAAAGTTAGTATCATTAAAATCTTGTAATCCTTTTTTAGTTAATCTAGTACTAATTTTTAATCTATCAGCACCAGGTGCAGCAAAATTAGTATATCCTTTTGCATTGTCATTCAGTGAAGGATCTTGGTCTGAGTTGACTACCTGCTCTATAACCTCAAAACCAACTCTGTATGATGGTTCATTATTATATAAATCAAGAACTATCTGTTCATCTGAAACATCAACAAAATATCCTCTTATAAAATAAACACCAGCTGCAACTCCTACAGCATATCCAATCTTTGAAGCATCATTTGCAACCAAAGAAAGGATAGTATCTCCTGCATTTAAAGTTGTATTTCCATATGTTACATTCTCTTCAATCAATAAGACTTCAGAATCAGCGAAGAATTCAGTCTCTCCATCTTCTGCTGTAGTGTCATATTTTATGAAAAGAGTAATATCTTCCGCATCTTCATTTGGTGGAAGAACATAACCTTTAATTGTCGCTGTTATATCAGTATCTTGACCTCTTACTTCTGTGCCTTTACCATCGTTAGCATTAACAAGGGCATCAAGGTAAATGCTGATATCTAGACCCAAATGAGTCTCATTTACCTTAATAGTAGTAAATTCATTGTCACACGTAATTCCTCCAGGAATCACCATAGAACCTTCTTTGAACATGTGTGTTCCGAAGGACTCTACCTGATTCTGGAGAATAGATTGAAGACCTGTTAGTTCTCTTGCCTGAACAGGATATCCAGGTTTAAAGAGAACCTTGTAAAAATTATTATCCTTATCAAAATCGTCATAATAAGGATTTACGTTTAAATTAGTCTTCTGTGGCATTTTTTAGAATTCCAGTATAATTTTAATGTCTTCTTTTTGTCTCAAATTCCTAGCAATGCTAGGTCTATTATCAAGATAAATTAATTGCCCTGACCCTTTATTTATTTCAGGAACGGCCATGCCACTTGTGAAGTTAACGCCAAGATTGATGAGTTTACTTCCTGTTGGATTTGTAGTAATACCAGAGAAATTAAGATCTACAGATCCACTAAATCCAGATGACTGCCCACTAATTAAATTTGCACTAGATTCAAAAGCATAGTTTCTACCATTAGTAGAAATACCAACATAATCTTGATGATCTAGGGTAGTTTGATTAAAATATAAAGAACGATCTTGAATATATTTAAGCACTTTTGTTTCTGCATCATATGAAGAAACATATCCATATGCTTTTCCTACATTATTATTAAGACTTTGTTCAATTTTTTCTCCAATTGTAGGAGTTCCAGTAATTGATGAGAATTTTATAGAATTCAATCCACTAAAAGATGAACCTGTAAAGATATTATTTGTTCCTACTGATGTGGGATTTTTTACAATAGAAACTTGTGCGAAACTGGTATCAACTGGAAAATCTTTAGTTGAATCATCAAATCTAGCGTAAACTAAAACCTTATCAGAACCTAACTCCAAGTAAATATCATCACCATGCCCTCTAGCAGGAGGAATTATTGGTATAAGTTTTGCACTACTACCAGTTGTATTGGAGTTAATAGATCCAAGGTCTACAAGAGCATATGAATAATCTTTTCCACCTGCAGTAACTACAGTGTTTGTAATTTTACCGCCCTCAACATCAACTCTAACTTTTCCACCACTTCCATCACCAATAATATTCATCTCTTGACTCAATCCACTAGCATAGTTGCCGCCAGCTTTGTCAATGTAAACTGTTTTAATTTGATTGAGATTAGTTTCTGAATTTGCAGAGTCTCTTACTGCTTGTATTTGAGTATCAGAAGTTGTTGACCAATTACTTGGCAAAGTAATGTACTCAGTAGAGTCAAATTTAATAATATCACTTGGAGAAACTGTAAACAAATATTTCCAAATATACCCATCACCACTAGTGCCAGCTCTAGTTGGTTCTAAATCTGTAAATGTTGGTTCATCCTGAGATATATTTCCTTTTGGATTAGTACCCGTAGAACCATTCTCTACACAGACATAAACTCTAAAGTCAGAGTTCATTACATAGTAATTTGCATCAAATAATCTTGCTGCATTAGTTAAAGGTGAAGGAGATGCAATACTGTAGTCATCTCTATACATTTCATATCTACTTCCAGCAACCCAATCAATTCTCCTAACAATGCGTTTGACATTTGCAGAAGATATTTTTTTACCAAACAATACAACATCACCAGCATGTGCATTATTGGTTTGATTATCCAATGGTGCTGGTGGTGAAGTATTCCAATCTGAAGTTCTACCATATCCAGTAATAGATGGATTTGGTAGACCTACAGTAATATAGTAAGAGTTGGACGCATTTTCAACCGATTCGACAAAATTGCCTGCATTCAGAATCCTAAATTGATCGGTAACAATAGCTGACATTGCTTATATGTTTTTTATGTATTTATATGGGGTTTATAATATAGGATAACCAGAAGAATTTTCACTTGCATCAGGACCATTTGATGTCTTCCTTAATGCACCACTACTCTTAAATCCAAAGTCTCTCCTTTGAATTGCAGGGAATGTAGATAATCCAGAATCAATTGTAAGACCAGTTACTCCTATTGAAATTGGATTAGTTCTGGTTATACCATCAATGGCATTATATAATCTTCCCCAGGATAACTTACCTGCAGAAATTGTAGCATCAGGATTATTTGCAAAATAAACTCCTGTTGTCGCGATACCAACAATATTTGTATCACCATGAATATTGCAAGTTATTCTACCTTTGTTTCCATTATTTGAAACAGCGTGTACCATGTAAACAGCATCTAAGAATGTTGTTCCAATACCAACGGTAGAATTATCATTTCCATCAACAGTAGTTACTCCATGACCAACTGAAGTGTCATATACGTAGACTGGATATCCTGCAACCAAACTATTAGTTGCACTAGAATTATTAGCAAAGTCAATACGATCATAATCAATATGGAGTGCCATTCCACAATCGCCACTACCCGCAGTTGTACTAATTCCAGTAACAATTCCAGTAAATCCTTCAACATTTGTAATATTTTCAATTGATTCCTGTTTTCCTTTAGGAATTTCAACAATTGCTTGAGGGGGATTGGTAACGGAATAACCAAAACCTATATTTGTGATAGTTGCAGAGTCAATAGAACCATCAATAATGCTTACAGTAGCAGTTGCAGTTGTACCAACACCAACACCAATATCTAAAGGTGCTGTAAACTTAACATCAAGCGTAGTGCCAGAATAACCAGAACCAACATTATTAATTGTAAGAGCACTAATTGTTCCAGAAGCACCAACAGTTGCTGTGATTGCAGCAGAAACTGGATCTACTCCTTCTACAATCAATCCTTCTATGGAGTTGATTGAAATAGCATAGTTATTTTCTTCATAATTGAAGAACTGTGCGTTATCAACAAAAATTTGATTGGTGCTTCCATTAATATCACCAATTATTTTTGCTGTTGGAAGAACTCTTGGTTCAATAGAGTCTCTTGTTTTATAAACAAAATCACCTTTAACAAACATATCAAGTTTTTGCTTAGTCCAACTAAGTGGTTTGAAATCATTTTCATTGATTCCTGGACCAAGATAGATATCAGTTTCAAGTTTATCTGCAGATAAGATATCAAGAATTGTTCTATCTCTATTTTGATCTTTTGTCAGAACAAAACCTGGATGCTTTTTAACTAGGAGTTCGTCACCAATTTTAAATGTTTCTTGAACATCAACAATAACAACATCAACACCATCCTGACCAAGATAGAAGAAAATATCAACCTTATCAGACTCTGATGGTGCCTGGTCAAATATGAAAGATGTTCCCCCTTCAAATGTGTAGGAACTTCCAGGTTGCTGAAGAACGCCATTAACGAAAATAACCAAAACTGCATTCAAATCAATTTCATTTGAAAGTGCATTATTAGGATCTAATTCAAAACTCAGAAGTTCACCTTCATAAATCAATGGGAATCTTTGTCTTGAACCATCTTGGAATGCTTCAATGCTATCAATATAATTCATTTCACCAAATGACCATGCAGACATAGAATCATTGAAAGTTTCAGTAACTTCAAGTTCAAAGTCTGAAATTGGTTCACTCAGATGTGATGCTGTAACAAGACCAACTACTTTAAATACATCTCCAACCTGGAATGCATATCCACTTCTCCTAATGTTAAAGGACTCAACTTCAAAGAGAGTTGAACCAATACCCACATTAGTTCCTGCAGCACCAATAGTAACATTCATTAACAGATTTTCACCTGTTGTTGTAGTTGCACCAACTCCAAGTCTTGATACACCAACAACTTCCATATTTTCGTATGTTGGTTCTGGAATTTGAATTCTTGGATTTACATATCCAGATCCGCCATTATCAATACTGAAGATTAATGTTCCACCTACACCAACTGTTGCAGAAATTTCTGCACCTGTTCCTGCACCACCACCAGGACCAACATTGACAGTGATAGTGTTTGTAGTTACTGAGGTAACTTCTGTTGTAATACCAGCAACTGGGTCAGTTGCTCTTGGATATGGTTGCTCGGTGAAGAAATTATCTTCAGAACATGTGAAAATAATTCCACCAGTATCAATACCAATTTGATTTCCAACTGTTAAACCATGAGATGGAATTGTTAACAAGAGTTTTCCAGTATGTGATGTATATTCTGCATTAGTTGCTGTAAATGTATCAGTTCCAGCAGAACCAACGAAGATTGAATCAGAAACAGAACGAACAAATTTATGTTCAAATGCTAAATCAGTAACACCAATAGAAACAGGACCTCTATATCCCGAACCATTAGAAAGTGAGAAGTGCTTGAATACACTACCAAATCCAACGTAATTGTGAACAATTGTGCTAGGTCCGACCTGAACTGTCAGTTTATTAGCAGAAAGAATATTTACAATGTCAAAAGAACGATCATGATCTGGGAATATTGTTGTAGTTACACCTGCATGTGCTTGAGCACATGTAAAGTGAAGTCCCACCAATTGAACTCTCTCTCCGCCCTTAAGATAGTGGTTTGAACTAGTCTCAATTTCAATAACACCTGTAATATTATTGTAATCTGCAGTTGTAATTCCAACAGGTTTACGGTAAGTGTTGACACCAACAATATCTGTAATAATACCTGTTACATTAGCAACAGTTGCAAGATCTGCTTTGACTTTTGCACCATAGAGTGGTGCATATCCAAGACCTGGTGTTGAACCAAGAGATACAATCAGACCGCCTCTAGGAAGTTGATTCTGATTAATATCAAAGTCGGATTGAATATAGGAACCGTTCTCTGAAGTAATACCAGAGAATACTACACTAGAAATACCAAGAGCACTTGAGTTTTCAAATTTATAATTATTACCAAGATTATTGGTAGTAGTTGGTGTTTGGAAAACACCATTCAGGAATAAAATTCCATTACCAATATCAATACCTGTTGTATCTGCACCACCAACTTTCATTGTGAAAGTTTGACCAATTCCAGTAAATTGATTTGAAATATCATCAAATACCATATTGGTATCATAATTAGATCTCAAGAAAGTTCTTCCAGAGAATTCTGAAGTTACGAATGGGAGATTACTATCATCCCTTCTTGTTCTAGCACTTCCTTTTGGAGGATCGGTAAAGTGTACTTTAGAACCTACAATATTAAATGATCCTTTGTATATTTGGACAGTTGCACCATCATCATGTGGAGCAGCAGTAGAACCAACAGATGCTCTGACAACGGATACAGTATTAAATGTTGCTGCAGTGCCTGCCTGAATAATTCCATTAATTGGACCAAGAAGTTCACCTGCAACGTTAGTGCTAAGACCAACTTCAACGACCTTCATGTATTCATCATCAATCTTGAGCAAGTCTCTTGGTTGAATAGAAGAAATACCACTAATATTGAAAGTTGAAAGTCCTACAGGAATTGTTCCGACTCCAGCAACATTATGGAATCCATTATTTTCAAGAATATGTGAAACTGGAGTAAATGTAATTGGTTGCTGAACAATACCATCAAGACCAATTACTGTTTTAGACAGTTTCTTGGTAAATTCAAGTTTATGTGCATTACCTTCTCCAAGATTGGTGAAAGTTACTGCAATTCCAGATTCTGCAAACTCTTTAGTTGTTGCCAGTCGGAAAGTATTTGCATCAGTAACAATAGGATATACTTTTTCTGGAAGTTGATCTACAACAACACCAAGATAGTTTGATGTTTCTCCAATACCAACTTCTGTTTGTCCAACACCAATAAAAGTAGATCCTGGAGTATAAATCAGTTCTTCTGCAGTATTGAAGAAGTGATTATTAATTGTAAAGATTCCTGTTACTGGATCAAGGACATTCGTGTCGGACGGATCAAAGACCTTTTCATAGATGGGAATACCCTCATGTCTTAAATTAAATTCAGTTTTATTTGCTCTGCTTCCATTGAGAGAATCAAAGGAAGAGAGGAACATATTCTGCTCAAGTGAATTATATACCAAAGTGTTTGGTACATTATCAAAATCATTTGACGTGTAGAATACTTCATTAAATGATTGGGTTGTGTAGTTTGCAGAACTATCATCTGGATAGAAGTTAACAAAGAAGTCGTTACCTACAATCTTACCACCAAATGAGCCTAATCCTGCAGAACCAGTAGTTGCTACAAATACTCCAGGAATAACGGTAACTTCTGAACCATCACATAGAGCAGTTACCTGATGTAACGCAGAACTTGAACCAACAGAAACTCTAACAATTGATGAAACTGAAGATATGATGTCCTTATTATATTCTGCAATAGTTGTAATGCCTGCATGAGTATCGGACACACAGTCAAAGAGAGCACTTCTTTCAGATGCTGCAGGTTGTCCACTTCTTAAGAATCTGTAAGTATCATCTGCTCCAGACTGTGTAAACTCAACAATACTTGAACGAACATCATAAGTAGAAGTTTCAATACCAGGATTCTTAACACTAACGGTAATGATTCCTACACCATCATATACAGCAGTTATAATACCAACGTTTGAAGAACTATATGAAAGACTATTAGAATCAAAGTAATATTCGCTCAGATAAGTATCTGTCCCATCAAAATCAATAAATGCTTCAATATTTACAAAGTCTCCCAAATCAAATCGGTTAATCATTTCAAAACTTACAAAAGCAGCATTGAAATCTGTAGAATCAATTTCATACAATGCCTTTTCGCTAGATGCGGTTCCAACACTACTAATACCAAGAACGTTTGAATTAACTAGATCAATTGAACCGACAGTTTGAGTTCCAATTCCTGCAAAAGAATTTGAATATTTCTTCTTAAGAATTTTGATATCTAAGTCAGTATCAAAAGGATCTGTTGGTGTAAAGACTAAAGTTTTAATTTCATTTTGAACATTAAGACTGAATTCTCCAAGTTTCTGATTGGTATTTGTAGATAATCCTGCAGAAACTGCAAGATTTTTTTCAAAGAGATATGAATCAAGAGTTGTTGTTTGTGCAACTAATTCTGAAAGTTGAACATCTAGAGTGTCTGGATTTACAATCTGAATCAAATATCTAACATTTGTATCAATAGTATCAATCTCTTCAATTTCTATAGATTCTCCTTGGAATCCCTTACTGGAAAACTGACCACTAATATCATCATGAATAAGAACTCTATTAGTTCTACATTCGGTATAGTTTGCTAATTTTCTATTGCCAATTCTGAGGAACTTAGATTGCTCAGCACCGAGAGAAGTCGTTCTAACGTCATCATCAACTGCTACATCAAAATTGTTAATAGTCCAAACTCTAGACTCGCTAGAGATATCAAGAACACTTACTGCTTTAGTAGAACCTGCCAGTCCAACTGCACTATCTACTGATGATGTAATACCAACGTCAGCAAAATTCTTCATACCTGCTGGGTGAACAATAGAGTTCACTGGACCAGACATTACCGACCAAGGTATTGGACTCTTAACTGAGTATGAAAGGTTTTGATAATAATCATTATCGGGAGTTACTTGATAATCTTCACTCAGTTTACCTTTATCATCTTTCCACCCAAACTCTTGTCTAGAGGAATAGTTGAGGGTAAACTTGGCTCTATCTTTGCCAATTGATGTAATTTCTGCAATCGTACCTGTAAGTTTTCCTTTAATTTTATCTCCAGTTTGGAAATTTTGAGGTCCAACTGTTTTAATAAAATCTGGTCTTACTAACGAAACAAATGCTCTAGTTTCTACAAAACCAGAACCACTATCAACAAATAAACCTTCATTTAGTTCAAAAGATGATCTGGATTGAATAACTTCAATATTTGGATAATTCTTTTTGTTGATAATGGTAGCATATCCAGATTGATTTGTTTTTGCAATTCCTGGATTAGTCGTCAAACCAACACCATTTTCATCAACAAGTGAGAACGTAAGTTTTGCTGGATTTGAATTAACAAAACTATCAACTTTGAAGAATCTATAATTATAATTTTCGGAATTATATCCTTGACCAGTAGTTCCAAGTAATTCAATACCCTCAACAAAGATTTCATCACCATCTGCAAAAAGTGAAGTAGTGAATCCTAAAACAGGTGTTTTTAATGTGCAAGTTGCAACACCACTAGATCCAGAAATAATAGAACTAATTCCAACTCCATTTGAATTGTTTATTGCAACTATTCTATGGGGTTCCGACTCCATTCCACGAATTGGTGCAATCTGCTCAATATCAGCAATTGATGTATTTGGTACAACTGGTAATAAAGAAGAATCGTCTACAACAAAATTACTTGTATCATTCCACAGCAGCAGATTTGGTGGTGTGATATACTTTAATCCACCACTAATAATATTGAATTCAGAAATAGTATCAAGATTATCAATATTAAGTCTTGAAGGAAGTGCTGCCTCTGGTCTCAGAGTTTTATCTGATGGATATGCATATCCAATATTATCAATTCTAAACTTATTAAGTTTGCCGATTGATGTTGAAACTGCTACTAGGTTTGCATTTATTCCACTTTCAGATGAAACATCAACAAACTTAGGCAATCTTTCATAGTTAAATCCTGGAGACAGAATTTTTACTGCTCCAATACCACTTCTTGCAGTGTTTGATTTAGTTCTATATAATGCCTCATCACATTCTCTTTCAACATCATATTTTAATACGGATGGTAACTTATATGGTGAGATTCTAAATGATGTTGAAGTGACACCAGTAATGTTATACGTTCCATTATATTCACTCTTCACATAGTTAATTTCTGAATAATTTCTAACATCAGTATCTGCAGTGCTAATATATCCTGCTTTTTCTACTGCATAAAAAAGTCTTGCTGGAATGTTTTCTGAATATTTTAAAGTTAGAGATGCAGTACCAACTCCGGCAACACCAATCTTCTCAACATTAAAATTAGTGTTGTCATATGATGTTATAAATTCATTTTCAAAATTTTGATCGTAGAAAATCTTAAATTCATATCCAGTTAGAGAAGGATCACCCAAAAGGAATTTAATATCAGAATTTTCAACAACATCAATTTTTGGATTTATTTTGCCAATGTTATGAACACTTGCACCTGTTCCAACAATGTTAATTACTTTCTCAGTTTTTGGATTTGTTTCATATAATGTCTCTGCAAGTCTGAATGTGTTTCTACCATCTCTAATAATATAGTACACACCAGTAGTTAATCCTGATGCAACCTCTATACTATCATAGAAGACTTTTTCACCAGTTTCAAATCCATGATTAGTTAAAGTGATTGTATTAGTTGCTGTATTAATAGCATCAGAATTAATTCCAACAGAATTAATTACAAGTGATTTTGTAGATTCTTTATAAGATACAGTTGCTGCAGCAGTGGTTCCTAATCCAACAATAGTATTTGGTTTTACATCAAGAGCAATTACATCATTATTTGATAATCCATGTGTTGAAGAAGTACTAACAGTGGTGATAAGTCTATCAACATCTCCAATAACTTGTGTTGGATTATTTTTTAACAAATATTCTGCATTATCCGATCCACCACTACGGAAATAAAGACCATCGGTAAATGTTGTAAGACCAACTGTAGTTGTTAATCCAATATAGTTTGGACCTTTATTAATTGCATATACAGTTGCTGTAGTTGCTCTATTTTCAGGTAAATTAAACTGTACTGAATCTGACTCGTTTGAAACAATAAGAACATCAGCAGAAGTAACAGGACTATCATTCATAGTAAATGAAAGTTCTTCACCAGTCTTGAATCCGTGATTAGGAACATAGATTGCTCTGGTTGGAATTTGAACCAGGTTATCTACACCACCGATAGTGATAGTCTTTTCAATAGCACCATTAGTAGTGGTTCCAAATCCAACTGCATTATTCGCATTAAAATAAACTAATTTAGAACGCGACGATTTAAAAGATGGAGTTTTTGCTTGAATTTTAATTCTATCGGGAATTAAATTAACTTCACTGCTGAGAGTGTGAGCAACACCGGTGTTTCCAAATCTCTTAACTTTAATAACACCATTACCATAGTTGTTTAGAACTCTTACAGTTTCATCTGTTACAGTGCTGCCATCATCAGAGTGAATTACAATAGTGCTACCAATAGAAACATCTGCTAATTGATCAATAAAAATATCTTCAGTTATACCACCATTTGTGGTATGAGAAGTCATAGTTGCTGCAAGACCAGTAGTATCTGAAGAAATACCTGCTCTATGAGTTCCTTTAAGATTTGCAATAGATGTTGTTAATCCGCTGACAAGAATATTTTCATTATTATTAACATCAAATCCATGCTCAAAATATGCAGATACTTGGAATTGACTATCTCTAACAAAGACTGAATTTGGATATTGGTCTAAGTCTGTATCAATTGTTGTAATATCTTTACCAACGAGTTCTGATACTTCAACTGATAATCCAGATCCACCAGCTTCGGTTTCATCAAAATTAACTTTATCCCCAACTTTGTAATCTTTACCACTTGAGAAGATATTAATTTTTTCTATAGAACCTTTAGAAACTGCAGTAACAAAAGTTCTTTGTGGAAAAGTTTCATATCCTTCATCAAGGAAATCATAGTCTGCATTCTCATCAGCAACTTTGTATGGGAATACATTTCTAACCAGATTTGAATTGTTAAAATCAAATGACTGATCTAAGTATAAATTACTTTCATCAAGTTTTGATTTGAAGGTATTTCCTACAAAATATGGATATAATGGAACAAGTTTGTTTACGACATTACTTGTCGTTACACCTGCAAAGTATGCATAAATTCCATTAGGAAATTCTGGAGTTTTACAGAATCTTCCATTATGAACATCCAAATCTCCATGATCGCCAAATTTATAATCCTCAATAAAATATCCTTCTCCAAATGTAGATGTACTTGGTCTATCAAAAACAGAAGATGCATCTGCAGAATATCCAGGAGTAATCAAAGAAACACCAGATTGAATATTATCGGCATCTGTATAACCATATGGTCCATAGATTGGATTGCCATCAAATGCCCAACCAATAATTTTGGAATGATTAGTGTTTAGATTATCGTCAAAGACATTTGCCAAGTCTTCAGAATATCCATAAACAGAATATTCCAATCCATCTTCTGAACTATTTTCTTTTAAACTTCCAAATATTTTATTATTCTGAAGAATAGAATTCTCGGCATACCTTTCAGCATCATTTACGGAAAGACTTCTAATCTTTGTATTGAAGATTGCACCAGAACCTCTTGGTTTTACTCTGATAGTCGTACTATTTGGATCATAACCAATACCTTCATTAATTACAATTACATCATCAATTTTTCCATTAACAATTACTGGTCTTAAAATTGCACCAGAACCAATATTGCCCTCATCTTCAACAATCAACTCTGGAGTAGAAAAATATTCTTTTCCAGAACCAAGTATTTGTACTTCAATAATTCTACCATTTGATACAATTGGATTCAATTGTGCAAGTTTTCCATTCTTTACACTAATGATAGGTTGTTTCTGTAAATTCAATACAGTTGAACCATATCCAGTACCAGATTCATACATGTAGGCATCTACAATTGGTCCAGTGACAATTGGTGTAAAATTGAGAGTACCAGTTAATGTTGAACCAAAAGAAACTGTTGCAGTTACTGTGATTGGTGGATATTGGAATACATGATAACCAGAACCAATACCAGATATCTCTACATACTTAGATCTTGTTAAATCATTGGTAAGCGTTGCACCTACACCAACATTAATTAATCTAAAATTGTCATTATCAAGTTTTTGAATTGAATACTGAACGCTTGTTGAAAGACCAGTAATTAATTGATTACCCTCAGTTGTTTCTTCCGTAGAGTATTCAACAATATCACCAGTATTAAATCCGTGATTTTTAAATGTTAGTGTATTGTATTGAGTAGATATTCCAGAAGATTTTACTCTTAATTTTCTGTGTTGATATCCAGAACCAGACTCTACAACTTTTACTTTTTTCAAAGTTGGTCTTGGAACAGTTCTAAATTGATGTATACCACTTTCCGTAGTTGCGGTAGTAAACCCAATTGTATTAACACCTGCAGAGGCATCTGAAAAATTATTAAAAAGTTTGATAGATGATGTGTTTACTATTCTAACAAAATACTCATCTCCAGATACAAGTCTGTTATCAAGACTGTTTGAAGGATCTTGGAAATCACCAATACCAATCTCAGTATTTCCATTTGCATTATAAGTTATTTTTTGGAATTGTGATAAGTTATGTGGTTTGAGGAAAGTTACTGTTTCATCATTACTATCAATACCACCACCTAATGAAAGTGCTCTACTATCAAACTCCAATATTCTAAATCTATCTCCAATAATAGGTTCCAGAATACATCCATCACCATTAGCACCCTCCAAAGTTATTGCAGAAATTCCATTAACATCAAAGTTCTGTGGGTCAATCAAAACTTCAGAAACAGAACCAGAAATAATCGGTTCTACGAGAGCAGATGAACCAGCACCTGTAGTAACTCTCAATTGTGGAGGATTAATTACATCATAATTCATACCACCATTAAAGACTTCAAAATCTGTTAATGGTCCATAATAAATTTTATCATTACCCTTAGGACTTAAAATTTGAACACCATCTATTAATTGTCCAATATGCAAAGTTCCTCTATCAGAATTTTCTGAATTTGTAATTGTCCTATTAAGAGGATATCTTCTCAATATTGGTGATGGTGCAATTGTTCTAGATTTTTGACTTAATAATGTAAATGTGTGTGTTGCAGAAGTATCTGTATTTGCATTAAACTCAAGGTAATCAGCACCAGATGATAGAAGAGATCTTGAAATATAAAGTCTAAGTTTATTTGGTGCAACGTAATCAACAATATATGATTCTCCAGATTCAAGACCAACAAAAGGTTTATCTGAGGTATATCTAACTCTATCACCATCAATGAATGGTATTGTAGATGGGAATTTTAATATTGAATATGTTTTATTAAATGAATTGTATCCATCAAAATTTGATTCTGAACCATCAGGAAGTTGCGATTCAATTAAAGAATCTTCAATTTCATACTCAGGTAAAGAAAGTGATGTGACATATCCGAAAGTAGAATCATCATCACAATACAGATTTTGAACATTGGCAAAATACTTATTATTTCCTAAAACTAATCCAACATTAGAACTTGTAACCTTTTCAAGTTTTCTTCTAATACTATATTCAAGAAGAGGATTTGCAGTAAAAGAACCTAAATTACTAACCACAACCTGATTTAGTGTGGCGTTAACTCCTGTAATTACAGCACCACTAGCAGATACAGTTTCAGAACTACCAATCAATACATCAACAGTATCTCCAACTTTTAAACTTGATTTATCAATTTCGGAGGTTAATGTAAATGTTGAACCAACGATAGATTCAACATTATATCTTGCACTTGTATTGTAAATCCAAGAGTTAGCAAAAATTTCTTTATAAGAAGCATTATTTTCTGGATTTCTAATATTTTCTCCAGAAGATAATACTCTAATCTCTTCTCCTTCTTCTAAAAGTGAAACATTATCAATCTCTACAAAATTATTTAAAACTCCAGTTAAGCGAATATTTACCCTTCTTTCTGCATCACCATTACCAAATCCATAAACAAATACTTCAGATCTAACTTCATCAGTTGCATCAATTGCGTGAATAATACCACTACATCCAAAGAACTGGTTTATACTCTTTGAAGTATACTTAATAGTATTATTTCCTGAGACAATAATTCCAGAACTATTAAAACCAATAGTAGAGTCTACAGTAATTACATCTGCACCTACTGCAGCAGATTCTACTGCTTTAGTAAATCCAGGTATAATGAAGGCATTTTCAAAACTTGAGTTATCGTCAAATCCTACAAAAAGTTCAAGCTTGTAATATGTCTTTGTGTCTCTAGTAAAGACTTCTACGTTAGATACCGATGCCGTAGCAATAGGAATCGTAGAGTCATCAAGTGACCTATAGATTGCTTGACCTTCAAGTTCAAATGGATCGCCAGAAATAATTTCAGCGACAACTACCTCTCTTCTAATATACTCTGCACCAGATGTTTTAATCAGTCGTGTTTCAAGATCTAGAACATCAGCTTTAACACCATAAAGAACTTTAAAAAGAATTCTTATAGATTCTGCAATACCTTTACCTTGGTAAAAGTCTTTAATTTGCCTAATAAAGTTTGCTACGTCTAAATCAGAAACAAAAGTTTGATTTTCAAATCCTGGAGCAAAGGCAGTTTTAATTTTCTTATAAAACTCTTGTAAGAATAATGAACTTAAATTAGATACACTATCCCCTCGGGTATGAGAATCCGCTTCAGTATCTGAAAAATTTATTGTCTGTTTGTTTACATTAGAAAAATCTTTTTCAATATTATTTTTATATCCATCAATACCCGAAAATCCTCTAATACATCCTAAGAACTCAGTATCAGTCTTTGATGTATATGTAATGATTTCATTGCCAATCTTTAAAAGACCATACTCTTCCGGATATCCTTTTGTTGAAGATACGACAATTGTGGTGTCTGAAGAATTAATATCACCAGAAAGAGTGGTCTTTCCAATAATAACTTCAGGAATTAAATTATCTAATTTTAAATATCTGTCAAGATTGGTAATTAAATCATCAGGAGCACCCTGATTCTCTTGCGAAATATAATATTGCTTGAAAAAATCTACTGCCTTTGGAAATTCGGCAACTAAAAATTCTGGAAGTTGACTCTCAATAATTTTATTGATTTGCAACTTTCTTTCAAAATGCGACATATTTTATTTCCTCTCTAATGCTCCGTTTGAGTAACTTGAAGTATAGTAATCTCTTGTGAAAGAAACGCCAGAAATATCTTCACCAGATGCGATCACATCTTTAATCATATTTATTCTACTATTAGAAACATCAAAACTAAGATATAGATCTTTTAATCCGACAATATCATTTGATTCTGGGAATGCTTGAATCTCAATAATATTGTCTGGCAGGGAAGTTTCCACGATGTTAACCGTGTTTAAAATAATTTCTCCCTTTTCATAATCAACAATTCCAGCATCCTTACTAACAACTATTCTTTCTCCAATGCTTGTTTGTTTTACAATGGAAACGACACCAGTTTTTGTGTCATTTGGGGTATCAGTAAGGAATACTGTTGCAGGGTCTCCAGCGATTTTAAAACCAGTACTCTTAATATTCAGTCCTGTTGGATTTACATGGAATCTATTACCAAAACAGAGTTCATACTGTGCAAACTGATTAACAAGTGCTCTTAAATCTCTTCTAATCTTTACCTTTGTTATATTAGAAGTAATTGCAGAATCAACCCTATCAATCAATTGAAGCATCTTACTATATTTAAATCTTCCACCAAACTTATTGATATCAACATCTTGTGAATAGATTGATAGTGCATCTATAACACTAGTTCTCAAATCATCAACATCAGAGACTTGATTATTATTAAAATAAATTGATGAATCAATCTCAACATAAAGAACCTTAAGGTCAATTATATTTTGATTGATACCTGCAATAGCATATTGTTTCAGTCTGTTTAAAATATTCTGTTTATCAAAGTCTGAGATATATGTACCATTTTTTGGTTTGATACTAATTTGAACTGTACCAAACTTTGGTGGACTCAATTCTTCACCACCAACAACTGCTACAGATTCGGTGCTTGGATAGATTGACTGAATGATTGCCTCATAATCCCTTGCTGTAACCGCCCTAGATTGCGCTGCATAGAGTCTAGGAGCGAAATACTTGATAGAGGACACATTCTCAATATCACCACCATTCATCGCCCTCTGAGTGGTGGTTACATTAATTGTATCAGAAGGAATTACCCTCTTATTTTCTTCATCTACGAAGTTACCTTGAAAGTCAAACTCCGATGCACCATTACCTGCCTTACCTTCAGTAATAATATACCTTACGGTAATGATAGCATTGTTCTCTAATGGTCTTCCAAAGTAACCATCACCGAACAAGAGTTCATATTTTTCATCCTGAATCTCTTGAATAAGATAGATTTCGGAATTTTTGTTTACTTCTAGTATATTATCTGCTCTACGATATTCTCTTCCCAGTCCACTATCATTAATACCCTTTACATACACTCTAATCGTTGAAGAATCAACATTAGGGTTATCAATAATAAATCTTTGGTCAGTTGATGTGTTAACTAAGAACTGCCTTGAAAGTGACGAACCTTGATAGATTTTAACTGGTTTATCAGCAGTACCAAATTGCGCTTGACCATTAACAACTTGAGCTGTTAAATCTTCTGGAATTGAGAAGCGATAAGATGTATTATCAAACGCTCCAACACACACCAGACCCGCTGTAAGGGTGATGAAACCACTGGTAGTAGTGGTAGGGACAGAGAACGTTACGTTCGCCGTAGCGGCGGTTTTAGAGCGTGGTACGTAACCAATGTTTCTAGCAAGAGAAACGACATTTTCACGTACTGTTGCCGCATCTAAGAACGACTCATTTACGACAAGGTTAGCATTAAACGCATTAATATACGTATTATATGCTAAAGTATCAATCAGAACAGAAAAATTAGACCCTTCAAAGTCAAAATCCGTGAAATTTGAATTTGCACGAAGATAATCTTTGATTTGAGTCTTGATTTGATCGAAATCTAGATTGGTAAACTGTGTAAAAGGCATATTTTACCTTGTCGATTCTAATATGAATGAAAATTGTGTTGATGGGAGGTCTTGTCCCACAATGTCAAAGAAGACTGTGACATTAAAACTATTATCATCAGGTCTTGGATCCACTTCAACACGTAAATTTTCGACTCTTTTGTCGTAAAAATTGATTGTATTTAAGATTTGAGTGCGAATTACGCTTGCAGTAGCAACGTCAACAAAGTCAAAGAGACTTTTACGCACATCAGAACCCAACTTAGAGTTAAAAAACCTCTCAGTTGGGATAGTTTCGACTAAATTACGAATAGATCTAATGATAGCACGCTCATTAATGAGTACAGGAAGGTCCTTCGTCACTGGATGTGGATCAAATGAGAAACTAATATCCTTAAAAGCGCGTGAAACCCTCTTAGTAGGCATTGAGCGTGTATTTTCTATAGATTTATTTATACCTTATAGCAGAAAATTATTGCTTTCTTTCCTCTTCAGTTAATTCTTCAGGGTCATCATTAGTTTTATGTGGTTTGCACCAATAATCTGTTATCAAACTAGTGGTTCCCCACATTTTATACATGTACTCAGTATCTCTATCGACGTGATACTTTGCCATTTTGCTCCTGTTTTGTAAAAAACAGAACTTTTTGAGGGGTTGCTATCCCTATCAGTATTTATTTTATGCTTCCTCAGTCAAATTTTGAGGTTCATCTTCCTTATCGGTGTTTTTATTGTCACCAACGACCTCACGAATCAGTTTTTCGTGCTGTCTTGCTGCTAAATTGTCCAAAAAGTCACTAGTTGGTTCCATTTTCTTCCTCCTGTTGGCGTTCTTTTGCTGTTTTCCAGTGATATTCGTCTTCACGACCCATACCAAGTCGTTCAAACCCATTTTCCACCTGATAATATTGAGTTGAAACCTTAAAATCAGGCATTTTAGGTTCCATAGGTGTCAAACTATTGTCAAAGATACGTAATCTATTGTTTGGATAGAGTGCATATTGACCATTATCCAATTCAATAAGGTTATGAGACTTATGTTCAGCAGGATTTTCACTTGTTGCCCAGTCTACGTAGTCTGGATCATGGTGATAGTTATCAATTGTACAAACATAAGTGCCCTTTTGGATACCAAAGTCGCGTGTATAGCATTCAAAGTCCATTGAACCAATGAATTTCTTATCTACACTGACGACACCATAGTCCATACAGTTCCAGAATTGTAAATTAGGCAAATCCATATCAGGATCAGGAGTTTCTGGTTCTGAGAGGAAAGCAGAAATCGGCAATTTATCATACATTGCCGCATATTCTGGTAAATAAGTTTCAAAATAAAAAGTGCGTCCAGGTATGGACTTAGCCGATACCCAAACGCCCTTTACAAATTCACCGTGTCCACTTTGATGGTCGGTCAAATATTCTTTACGTACCCATACTTCTTGTGACGGAAGATTAGTAATAAGACAAGCCATTCAAAACGATGTAACTGGTCTATTTAATCACCGTCCTTGTCCACGATATGCTTTCTTAGCACTATTGCGAGAAGAAGCGGCATACTTCGTGTTTTTTCCGGACCCTTGACGAGTCTTCTTTGGTTTTCCGGGCATAAACCCGTCTTTACCGAGAGCACCAATCTTTGAACGTACTGCCATAATAACTCCTAGAATTTAGTAATTTTTGTCTCAAGGTCTTGAGGACGTGGAGAACCTTTCTGATAGAACTCAATTGAAAGGTCCTCCATGATATCAAAGTACTCATCTTTGGTCAAGCCCTTGTAAAGTACTTTCCCCTTATGGAGAATTGTATAGTTCTCCTTCATCATATCAGATCACGCGAGACTTTTCGTGACCAACGCGAACGCGAGGATCACACCAAATCTCAAATCCTGCTTCTTTTGCATCAAGACAGAATGATACATCTTCTCCACACATGTCTTGTACTTCACCAGATTCAAAGACTTGCATCTTGGGTGCAAACCAAGGATAAGGCATACCTTCATGTTCAAAGACACCATTCTTAATCAGCAACCAACCAAATCCAGTATAATCAACAGTGAATGGTTTACGACGCTTAGAAATGGTCTCTCCAGTTTCATGATTCATGACACCACCATTGCTACGGAAGTCATCTTCTTCCAACCAATGTGCAACACTAGTAGTTTGACCGTCTTCAGTCATGTACCAACCAGCAGCAATGTCCTTATCCATCAGAACCAATTGATAGAACTTCTCAGTGTTAAACACAATGTCACTATCAATCCAAAGTTGATAATCATACTTCAGACGACCATCCCATGGTTTCTGATTAGGTCCACGCAATACATTTGCACCAAGACACTTACAACGTGCAAAGTTCACCATGGAACTATAGTCTTGTGAAATCTGAATGCTAGCACCACATTGTACAAGGTCAAAACACAGTTGTACAAAGTTCTTCAAATAAACATATGATACTCCACGACCAGGTAGACAGAAGACTACTGTCTTACCTTTAAGCATCTCTCTTGCTTTATCATAGTCCCACTCTTGCTCTGCTGCTTTTGGCTTAGCGGGCGCTTTTGCTTTTACTGTAAATCCTTTTGCCATAATTAGGTCAAGTTTGAAATGTGAATCGATTCAATAGTAATTATACTAGGAACTTAAGTGATAGTCAATACTATAATTCGGTTATTACGATAGCATCTCCATCTACTTCCATATTAACCTCTGTACCCTCAAACCACCCGAACTCAGATATAATCCACTCAGGTACTTTAACAACATATTCACCAGTTACAGGATCGACCTCTACAGTGGTTAAATTTTCTCCGGGATTTTTTTGCATACAAGATATACCGTTTTTCAATTTTGTTTTATCTATAATTTCGTTAAGTTTAACTTATCTGCAATGATGTCAAAGTTAAATGATATGATAGTTTTTCTATTCTTCCCATTCGCAGTACCTCTATGAATCCAATGTGCAGGAAATATAATCATATCCCCTTCCTTCACATCTATTTGCATTCTTTTTAAATTATATGGTGAACATATCTCCGTCTTACCACATCCATCACTATACTCCAAGTAATATACCCCAGTGTAATGTTGACCATGTATATGCCATCCATGTCCTCCATCCTCCAAATACTGTTGAAACCATATTGATTTCATGTCTGCTGCAGTGTATGCCATACTATCAATAGCTTCCGCTATTGTCTCCTTATAATGCTTATCAAACGTTCTTACCCATGGACGATTGAAATCCTTCGCATTATGCCAATCTAACTTTGCAATACTATCACTATAATATCCATCCTCTACACATAATGATTCTTCCTCTACTTCAGCAATCTGTTGAAGCATCCTATCCCTTATCTCTAAGTGCCCCCTTATCTTGGTATGAATAAGACAATCACTAAACTCAACCTTATACATTGAATTTTTCTATCCGGAAATTTTTTTTATATAGAGATATCTCTCTCGCAAAAGCAAGACTTTATAGCTTACAGGGACCCATTGGTTTTATATACGGGGGGCGGCGGCACCCCCGACGGCGGGGGCACTGCCTATCACGCACTAACGCTGCGGTCAAGCGACCGTGTGCCAGTCGTCATTCTGCCACCATGCGGCGTCGTGGTAGGCGACCCAGAACTCATGCCACAGTTCTTTACTGTCTGCGATGTTAAGTTCTGTCATCTCACTGATCCAATCGTAGGCATAATCCAGGGATGCAGTGTTATCAGCAACAAAGGAAGGCAGTTGCAGGAGAGCGTCGGAGAAGGAGAGAGGCATTGGTTGGTTGTGTTGCTTGTGTGTATTGTACAGGATAACTCAGAGATCCTCAAGCATTTCATCCAGTTCTTCTGTGTCGATTCGCCCATCCATCCAACGGACGCCATCGGGTGTCATCTGCCCAAAGTTCACCTCAAGGGTAGGGATCAGGTGATCATAACCGCTGTGACCATAGACACGGGCGACACGGTATATCGCCTCATCATTCTGCAACCAGAGGGCAACGTTCCAGGTCTCATAGTTGGTCCACCCGTTGTAGTCGGTGCGCTCAGGAATCATGGAGGTGAGTGCTTGCATTGGTCCGTTGGTTGAACTTGAGTTAATGGTAGCACAGGATGGGCGGGGTCAACCGCCCAAACCTTAAATTCAGTGGAAGAAATCGTAGGCGGTGTCTGGGGTGGGGTCGTATCCGTCCGCGATGGCATCCACTGCCTCTTCTGCGCTGTTCTCCCACTGATACGCTGCCAGAATCTCCTCCAACACCCAACCGCTCTCAGGGTCAACAGGGAGCTCTGGGTGGTCATTCAGCAGCAGTTCCACGTCATCCCAGAACTGTCGGAACCCATAATCGTTCCAGCAGTTATCAGTGTCCAGGGACTGGCGGTAGCGGGTGTCTGCTGCCTGTTGCGCTTCGTATTGGTCCAGGGAGTAGTTGTGGAAATCCATGGGGTGGTTTGCAACTGAAGAAATCATACCATAGATCAGAGGGTTTTGAGCAGGGCGTCGATGTCTTCCATCAGGCGATCCTGACGTGCAGCGATGCGGTCCTTGCGAACTTGTTCAGCATAACGGCGGGCGTTGGCGTCCTTGTCTCCCTTCCACTGGCGTCCCAATCCGGTAACCTTGGTGATGGTTCCACCCTTACCACTGCCGGTGGCGTGTGATGCAGTCTGTCCGTCACCCTTGCGAACAGCACCAACACCGGTCAGGTGTCCGTATCCGTCATGGCGTTGCATGGTCTCCCCCTTGCGTGCGTGGCGTGTCTTCAGGCGCTTAACGGTAACAGTCTTCCCGGCAGCGTTAAGGTCAGCAGCGATGTTCAGCAGTTGGGAGGTGGAAGCGTTCAAGCGGTCGTTTTGTTTGGTACTTGTAAAGTATAAGACCCAGAAGGCGACCCGGTGGTTCACCTTGTGCCACCTTGCAAACTGTCCGGAAGTGGTTGGCAGGCGGTTGGTCAGGTGTAGGATATGTTCAACAACCAAGAGAGGTGCGGGGTAGCACTGCAGACGCCAAAGGTCGTCACCTCCCCTGCCTGCCGGTAATTGTTTCCGAAATGTTAAGTTTCCGATAGGTGCGCCATGGCGTGCTAGGATAGAGGTAGACCCTCCGGTAGGGTTCTTAAATGTAAAAAAATGGGGAGCGATTGCCCCCCTTAAATGTTATCAACCCAGGCGCATTGATGAAAAGAATGGAACAGTGGTGATACCTTGCACTGTGTTGATGTTAACAAACCAGTCAAAGTTCTTTTGGAAAACACAATCTCCATCGTCACCATGTTCTGCCAAAATAGCATTAAGGCGGGATTTTGTGGTCTTTGATTGCCACCCACCGTCGAACAATCGGATGAAAGTATCACCAACCTCAGCAATCAGATTGCCGTGGAGATGAACAGTAGAGACGCCAGATTCTTCGTCAAAATGAACAGAAGTGTTGCCAGACTGCCAGTTCTGATTGTTCTGAATGGCGGCGTTCATCAGGGATTCAATCTTACGCATGGTTGGGTGTCGTTTGGTTGACTTCTATAAGATACAGGGGAAAGCGGTGTTGTGCCATCCCCTTGTGCCACTACCTCAACAGGCACAGCACATGCCAGAATCGAACAACTGAGGGATCAAATCTGAATTGGTCACTTTGTAACCGTAACCGTAAACACGAGAGTTAAACTCACGGGAAAAATCCTTGATTTGAATGTAACTTTTGGACTGTGTTTTTCCCATGAAAGTGACAACTTTAAGCATCAGGCGATTGTGAATCTCACCCGTTGCAAATTTGAGCGGGTAGAAGTCAACAACCATGTTTCCGTTTTTTGCTGTGAGTTGCATCGGTCTGGGTTTGAACTGAACACATAATGCCCCAAAATCGGACCTTGTGCCAGAAAAGTGGACAGTTCAGAAAGTGGCACAGCAACCTCCCATAGTGTCCCAATCCCTGTTATCTTATAAGAAATCAGAGGAGCGGTGGGGTAACCGTGCGGACGACAATACATCGCCACCGAACCTGCCGTCCGGTAAACATAAAAAAAACCCCTGTCAAGGGGTCGTGTGCCAGTTTAGAAAGTGTCCACTGTTCTCACCAGACAGGTTCAATCTCCTTTACTGTGGCGGAGACACATTCATCACCTTCCAAACCTAGGACATCATTCCAATCATAGGACTCTATGTCTAGGTCATCATAACACTCTACATCAAGTGTAACACGGATGGTACGCTTTGTGTGTGTAAGCATGTGTCTAGTGCGTGTGTGCATGTATTGTATCACGCATAATGACGATACGCAAGTGCATCATAATCTAGTGTGTCACGCGCATAATCGTCATCTTGATCTAGTTCTAGATCTTCATCTAGATTAACTTGACTAGACGAACGAGATTGTATCCAAGAGTCATAAATCTCGTCGAGATCGTACTCGTACTGTGGCGCATAAGTATAGTCGAGATCGTAGTCGTCGTACATAATCCTCGTCTAGATTCCTGTGTATTATACAGATAACTCGTCTAGAAGTCAAGCAGAAATCTAGACTAGATTCATAGTGGTTATTTATACAAGACTCAAATAAAATGTGTGGGTCTCCTGATTTTCGCCCGTCCCTGTGGGTTGACAGACTGCGCGTCTTATGATACGCTCGCTTAGCTCACAAGACCTGGACACCTTTCTATAAGATTTTAGAGCACATACCTGGACACCTTTACAAGACATTAAAAGGCATAAAAACACCACAGAGACACTCCCAAGACACTCTCCAGGTACTCACAAGTAACTCAGAAGATAAAAAACAGTTTTATATTTATTATACTATTTTTAACCTAATTTTTAATATAAAACTGTATTAACGGATACAATATGCGTAGCATATGTATCCTTAAGCGCATAGCGCAAATTATACCAAACCCTTCTTTATCTTCTTAATAGGGTCTTCAGGTCTCTTAGGATTAGTTACCTCTTTATACTGATAGTTTAACTTATCTTCTCTATGCTTATTATCTTCGCTGAAAGGGTAGATTGCTCTACCTGTTCTTGCTGCATCATAGAATGACTTTCTATTAGATAATCTCTTCAATAACTCCATTTCTGTCTTTACATTCATCAATGGATTCTTCTTCTTTAATCCTTTAGGTACTACCATCTGTTCATTCACTTTACCCTTTCTGATATTTTGAATAATCTTCTCTGCTGTTTGTCTCTTAATATCAGATACTGTTCTTACAAGATCATCATAATTTCTAACACCTGCTTTTCTCATTAACTGTGCTGCTGTTCTAAACTTATTCTCTGTAACTAATCCCTGTTTGATTAACTCATCCTTTTGCTTTTGTGGGATGTTCATTCCATCCAGTTCTGCTCTGCTAATCTTCTTTCTTTCACCTTTGGGAGTTCTTCTACTTGTAGTTGTAGTGGTAGTAGAACTCTTCTCCAATCTATTAACTCTTCTTCTTGGAGAATTTCTTACACTCTGAATCAATGCATCCAATCTATCATCAAATCCTTTCTCCATTCTTTGTGCTGTGCTTGCACTTGCTGTATCAGTCTTAGGTCCCGTACGGGGTGCAGTAGTTCTAGCAGTAGATGGTTTTAACTTTGTTACTGTAGGTTCTCCTAACTTACTAGCAGGTAGAGATTTGATTGTCGTCCTTGAAGTTGGTGCTGGTTGTATTAAATCCTTTCCTTCTACCTTTCTCATAAAGTTTTGAAGAGATAATCCCCCTGCTTTACGGTTTGCGCTAGCGCTTAATCGTCTTTGTTGGGGTGATAACTTTATCTCTTTAACCTTTGGTTTAGTTGTTGAAGATAATGCGTCTTTTACCTTTCGCGATGTTTGTTGATTGACGAAACCTTTCCTTCTCAATTCACTCTCAAAGTTTTTAATTGAGCGCCAGTCTGATGTAGTCTTAGGGGCGCTGATTTGATGCCCCAGACTATCTCTGAACTTCAAATGTTTTCCCTTATCAGATACTAACTTTGCGCCCCATTCCATTGCCTTCTTAATGAAGACTTTCATCGCCTTTGTGTATGCTTCGTCAAGTATTATTCTCACGGCGCTGCTCGTCTCGGAAAACCTCGGAGTTATTTATTCTATTGTGCATCAGCATACCGA